TCGGTCGTAGTCATCTCTGTCACTCATGCTCAGTACCCGGATTGATGGGTGTTGTAAAAAAACTACGATTCCGAATCATATTCCCTACGCTGAGTAGGGGTTCTCACGGCTTCGGGTTCGGTTATAAAGTTCGGCATCGTCGATGTCTTCGGGCTCTATTTCATCCCGTGGCTGTGCGTCAATACTTATCCACCCGCCATCCCGTAAGTATCTCAGAGCTTGTGATATACAGTCTACAAACTCATCGTGTGCAGTGCCCTCGGGGAATGAACAGATCTGGCTGATAGCACCCTCAGCCCAGTCCTTGACGAAGCCGGGGTTGGAGTCCGACTCGGGGATCCAAACCCTTCCGGCCTTGATGATGTTAGCCACGATGCTCAGGCGCTGGATCTTGTCCGCCCGTCCGGGGTTATAGGCGTGAACGGGAAGATGGGCTTGCTGCAGGTCTTGGATCAGGCTGATGCCCGCTGACTTGTCCTCCACGAGGATCAGGTCCACCAGCTTCCTGTCCCGGCCCTCGCCGTAAACCACCTCGTACTCCTCGATCACCTTCGGTCGGAGATCTGGGTAGCGCAGGTGCTCCTGCCAGCAGTCCAGCAGCATGATGCTCATGCCCCCGTCTGTGGGCTTGAACACGCCGAAGGTCATCGAGCCGGTCGGATCGTTCTGCGTCTTGTCGCTCGTGGCACAGTCGTAGGACTGCAGGATGAACTCCAGCTTCGGGAAGGCTTTGCGTGCTGGCCACAGTCGGAACCAGTCACGCTTGACGATTCCGCCTTCCTCCGGGTCGATGATCTCCGCATGGATCTCCTGTCTTCCAAGCTTCGTGCCCTCGTACTGCAGGATGGCCTTCTGGAAGCTCGGAGCAAGGTTCCCGACGTTGACGTAGGTCGAGGCTTTGGTCACCACGACATCGTCACCCTCGCGTCCGAGTAATTGCATGATCAAGGGCTTCGGCTTGGGAGTCGTCGAGCAGATGACCCGCGTGCGCTTACCCAGTCGCACGCCGAACATAATCATGTCCCAGCTATCCTGCAGGTACTCCCACGCTGCCAACTCATCGAGCCACGCCCCGTGGAACTGCGGCCCCCGAAAACGCTCAGGCTCCGATGCTGGGATGCCCTTGATGAAGCTCCCATTGACCAGCGTCAACTCGTGGAGCGACTTGTTGTAGTCGGCGATCAGGCTCGGCGGGATCACGCTCAAAAGCCCGGAGTCGCCTTCGAAGCACGTTCCCCTTACGTCGCCGGATGTCGGCGCAGCAACAAGCCACCGCGTTCCCGGCTCGCTCATCGCCCACCACGCCAGCGTCTCAGCAGCCGCTCTGGTCTTCCCCGCTCCACGACCCGCCAGCATCAGCCAGATCGACCACCAGTCGCCCGGCGGAACGATCTGGTGTGCATGGGCCTTCTCAAGCCAGCGAAGCTGCCACGACACCATAGAAGCGGCCACAGGGTGAAGCTTCTGGTACTGCTCCAGCAGCGCCTCTTTATCGTCGAGCACCTCAGCGAGAAGACTCACTTCTCTTGCCGCCTCATCCGCAATGCGTCAATGATCGTCTCGAATCCCTGCAGGTCCGTCTTCACCGTCAGCGGATTGTCCTTGTCCCCAGCAAGCTCAGTCCTCGCCAGTTTGGGGATGTGATACTCGACTACTGACTGGAACATGTCGAAAGCTTTGGCCGGGTTAGGCGCAACGACGAACTTTTCCTCGCCCGTATTCGGATCCTCGGCTTTCACGCCGTGAGCTACAGCATCAAGCCACTCGCCGAGACGATGAGCATTTCCATCAACAAATAATCCGATGGCTTCACGCGCCGCTGCCGTTGCTTTATTCGGACTGCCAGCAGGACGACCCTTACTTAGTGGAGGTTTTTTGTCACTCATTTTCTATCCATTGTTTAATTCATTGACGACGCAGACACTTGTCAACTGGTTCTGGATAGTGTAGCTCCACAATGGCCAATAAAAAAGCCCCCGAAGGGGCTCTGAGTTATGCCTTTAGTTTAGCCTCTGCTATAAGCGCCGCTCTAAGCGTGGTAGACACCCTTGCGATGACTATACGATCCTCCTCTGGTATTTCTACATCCATCAGAGCCTCCCACAGTATTTCGTGGGTGATTTTTACCTCTTCGGGTGTCAGCCCGATTTTCAGTTGGTCGCTCAATTTTCCTCCCCTGCTTTGATAGCTGCACGAATCTGCTCGACTTTTGCCATGACCGAATCCATGTTCGGCACATACGTCTGCAGCACCAGCGCCAGCGCCTCCATCAACGCTTTGTTCTGTGCCTCCAACTCTGCGATCTTGCGATCTGCTTCGCTACTCATTTTGCTCTCCTGTTAACCCGCGAAGGGCGGTGAGCCCCCGAAGGGGCGGTTGATTTAGAAGGGGATGTCGTCCGACCAATCGGCGGGAACTGCGCGGCAAACCCGCTTGTGCGGATTGCTGGTGCGTGCAACATAGAAGTCAACTTCCATGCACTGACCGTCTTCGTCATAAGACGACGGCACCTTGCGATGAGCCAGACCCTCGGTTTCGTAAACGTACTCGGACACTTGCTGAATCGTGTAGCCGGCGATGCCATCGCGATTGCAGTACACGGGGCGCTTTTCGTAGATTGCAAACATCTTGTTCTCCTTAACCTGCGGAAGTGCAGTGAAAGAATCTTAACCTGCTGTTAGAACTTACGTCAACAACTTTTCGTTCCACTTTTTATCAATTGGCTCGCTTAAGGTCTTCGATGTCACCGAACTCGTTCAGTTCCTGCGAAGTCATGATCTTCTCTCTCAAGTCTGCGACTTGATTCGCAAGCCTGATCAGGACGTTCTGATCTTCCTCGACGCTTGTCTCTGCAGCCTCTTCTCCGAGAGACTCGATCAACAGATGCATCGACCAGCACAGCAGATCAAACTCACTCTGATTCACTTCAATGTTTACCGTTGGCTCATTCATTTCGCTTCCTTTTTTACGATGTCAAGTTTGGTTGGAGGTTGCTCCGGGTCGCCGCAGCCACCCAGAGCGATTAGCAGGATGAGAATGATCGCCCTCACTTATCCCATCCCATGATCGCGTCAAGACGCGGCTCGTAATGAGCCCAGAAGTTGTCAGGATCGAGGTTTTTGCAGTCGGCGTAGTGCTCGACCATCGACCATGTGTTGTCGCCGACAAACTCCCAATTCCTCGTCGGGCCGCAGGTAAATTCGATGTTGTCGAGCGTGATGTAAGTATCGTCATCGACAGTCCACACATCCGCCTCAAGCTCACAGAAATTCCAATCCGACCGTGTGCCGATTGATTGTTCTCCGGCTTTATATCCGTGCTCTGCAGCGAATGCATCGAAAGCCTCGTTTGCATTCGCGCCGCCGAACAGACCAACAAAGCTGCCCTCTGCACTAAAGACTTCGAATTTCATGATTTTTTCCTAACCGGCAGTAGCCGTATGAAGCCCCCGAAGGGGCGGTTGGTTTAGTATCTGCGCTCTTTGGCATCGGCAGCAGACTCAGCACCATTGATGCTGGCCTCTTGACGAGCGTGCCAGTAGATGTATTCCCAGCCAGCCTCGACGCCATGCTTGGCGACTTCATCGTTTGCCCAGCGTGCATGATCAGCAAACATTGGGGAGGAAGGCAGTGCAAACATTCCGTGATTAGCGAACACCTTGGCAACATCGGCAGCGGTAAAAGTCATTTCGTTCTCTCGGTTAACCTGCACATCGCAGTGATGAAATAGTAACAAGGGCTTAGATTGTTGTCTAGCCCCTGCCGTTCCGTTTTCTGTTATTCCAGCTTGTTGAGCGCGGTTGCGTAGACCATGACGTTCTCCAGCACCTCTTCCCAAGAGGTAGCGAAGTGCGCGTCGTACAGCGGGTCGGAACGATCGTCCGGGTCGAACTTGCTGCAGAACACCCAGAAGTCGCCCTTGTCGCCAGTAACCTCGATGCTGGGGTGGTGGCTGCAGACGTTCTTCACCTGCTTCTTCGCGTGCCCCTGTCGAGCCCGGTGCGCCATCACCGACGACTCAGGCTTGGGTTTGCGAATGCCGGGGATGCCGAAGAATGGCTTGAGTGCGTTCCAATCTCTCATGCGACCTCCTTGCGGGTAATACGGGTGACACGAGAGACGATCCAGCCGTTTTTGATAGTGACCTGATCGGCCAGCGTCGGGTCTAACTTGATTGCTGCCTTGACGCGATCCTGTGTAACGCGAAATATGAACGTCGCTTCAGACAGTGCTATCGGCTGCGCCGAGGTTTCCTCGCGCTCGATGCGGATGTAGTTGCAGATCATCTTGTTAATCGTCATTACTTTCTCCTAACCGGCAACATTGCCGTATTGACACTCTAACTGCCCGCTAGATCTTCGTCAAGCACAACCGTTCCATTTTCTGATCAATCGTCAACGTCGGCCTGCAGGATTTTTTTCTCTGCCCATTTTTTGTACGTCCTCAATTCCTTGACTTGAGCCTGCAGGTCTTCGATCTTGGTTTTCTGGCTTTTCATGATCGATCCGGCTCTGTCAATCCAATCTTTGACTTCCTGCGGCATGATGTGCAGAGGCTCCTCACGCTTGGCCATCAGAACTTCCCGCCTTCGACCTTGACCTCGACTTTGTTCACGGGCTCCCCCTTCGATGAGATCCTCGCTGTAACCCGCTCGAAAGCCTTGGCGTGCTCTTCAGGCGTCTCTCCTGCGGGCTCATAGAATCGAGCGCCATCGATCTGTGCGAAGACCAACAGAACGCTCGGCGATGCTCTCTCGAAACCGATCGTCATCTTCTCGGCGGGCATCGTGCAAATGAAGTTGATTACTTTATCCATGTCATCCACATCTCATAGAGGTCTGGTGAAAAAACAAAAAAGGTGATCGTCAATACGAAAATCAGACCACCCACGCTATCAAGCCAATGATCTCTCATTTTTTATCTCAGTTGATCATCGAGCCGATCCACACTACCAACAGCGTGACCGCCGTCATGGCCACGGTAGTGTAGATAAAACCGTCAACAGACCATTTAGGCATATTTATCGGGCCTCGCGTGTCGAAGCCGGGGTTGAGCGCCCTCTGGATAAGCTCTGCGTCCAAATCGAGCCTGTGGCGTTTACTGGGGTCGTATGCGGATCCAATGATTGGTTTCATGATCTCTCTCAAAATGGTGCCGGTTCTGTCGGCTGGGGTTCTGTGGGGACAGGGCGGCGCAGCCTACCGAAAGGCCACGCCGGGTCTTGCTTAAATGGCCAACTCACGCCATCGCCTCAACGATTTCGTCGACGATGCGCTCGTAATCACCCTCGGTGAGCTTTCGGTCAAGCCACGGCGCAAGACGGCCACGGCGGTCCATGACATGGAAGTCGGCTTCTGAGCCGAACGGGTCGATCGTCAGGCTAGTAATCCCGATCTTGCACGGGATGCCTGCGATTCTCGTATCCAAGATGCCTTTGTACATTTTTCTCTCCTGTTTGCTTGCAACGCTGCAGTGACGACATTCTGACAGGGACTTAGAGTTTGATCAAGCCCCTGTCGTTCCACTTTCTGATCAAACCCCCAGCAACCTGTTGATTGCATCGCGCATCTGCTCGGCCTGCGATCGGCTCAAGTTCGTGCGGAGAAAACCGGAGCGGTTGTGGATAGTGATCGTCACACCGAACTCGTCCCGGTGGCTGATAGCTGCATCGACGAAGTACCCATCGAGGCCAACGTCGGCGTCTGGATCCTCGTACCGACTGACCGTGGGTTTGATGTGAATAGCCTCTTGGTCGAGGCGGTCGTTCGTGTCGTTTTTCGAGTCGTGCATGGTGCTCTCCTAAGTGCCTGCGAATTGCAGTGAAATTAGTCTAACAGGGACATAGATTGTCGTCTATGCCCCGGCGTTCCATTTTTTACTTCTTGGGGGTAACCGTGATGCGGGCCGAACCGGCCTTGCGAAACTTGTTCAGAGACTCTTCGGTAATGCCGTACTCGACGCACAGTGCCTGATAGTCAACCGTGCCCTTAACATCGGCGATCGTCACGGTGACGCTGTGCAGTTCGCCCTTGTGGGTGCCTTCGCCGTGAGCGTTGGCGATGTACTCCTTGAGGTGCTTGACCTTCTCGGTCAGCAGCTTGACTTGAGCGTCAAGCACGAAGAGAGCGTCGATATCGCTCGACAGGGAAGCGATGGTGGCCAGTGCTTGAATCTCGGTTGCGACAGTGTTCATGTTGATCTCCGGTTAACCTGCAACGCTGCAGTGATCAAACTATAACTGAGTGTCAGAGTATGTGCAAGCCCAATCGTTCCACTTTCTGCATTTCAGCGACTGGCTTTGGCTAGATTTTTGAGAGTGACGTTCAGCGCGTCGAGTTCGTCCATTTTTGCAATGCGCCATGCAGCTTTCTCGCCATGCCAGCCCATCCGCGAGCCTTGGTGGCAACTTTTGCACAGGGCCACAACGGCATAGCTGCAGGATTGTTTGATGTGATGAGCATCTGAAGGACCGAGTGCGTCACAGACAGAGCACGGCAATTCCTTGACCCGACCGATCCAATCGCGCTCGCCTTGAGTGAGCTTGTTGTTCATTGCGTAGCCCTGTCTGTGGCTCGATTAGAAGCCTCTAAGGAGCGCCAACAGTCGATCCGGGCCTGCGCTGCGACCAGACCCCAGCGAAGCGTCTCTTCGGCCTCTACAGCCGCCTGCAGGCCATTGAGGATCTGCAGATATGCAGGATCGCTGTACGCCTCAATCTCTGCCGCCGCAACCGACTTCGAACCGCCCGTCATCGCGGCCTTCATGAGCATTGCTTTCTGACTCTTGCGGAATTCCTCAAGGTAAACACGGTGGGCCTTGGCCTCGGCATACTTTGCGCCCTGCTTGTAGATGTAATCGACCGCGTCATTGATGTCGGTCATTGCAACTTGTCCATGAAAAACCAAAACACAAAAATCACAGTCACGAAAATCAACAATGCAAAGTCACCTGCCTTCATGATCTTTTACCTTTTTAAGATGCTTGGTTCTCTGATAGTAAAGCCTGTCGTACTCTCTTTTTTCTTCTAAAGTCTGCTTGTCAGAGTGCGGCGCATGGTCGTCTTTCAGTAGCTTGTACGACTTCCCCGCTGGCTGGCGTTTATGAATGTGCATGAAGCATTTACAAAACAGCGATTCGCACTTGTCGCAGATCATTTTTCTTTTTCTCTCGATATCTCAAGCTTCGCTCGGCATGGGTTAGTGCCTTTCGTGGTTTCGGCGCGTCTTGATAGTCACCGATCTTGTAAATTTTCTTCACATACATCCGATGATTGTTCATTCTCCACGCGCAGATGTGAATCGCGCCGGTCTTGTACATTGCCCTTGTGTAGTTTAGGACTGTCACATAGTGCAATCCAGAACGCTGCGCCAGTTCTTCACAAGTAAACTGGCCGTCAAGCAGATCACGAACCAGATCAGCGAATGCCATCGCATTAACTTTCACCACGAAGGATTGCCACCGCAAGTTACTTTCGACGGACAGTCACCACGCTGGCAAACGTAACCCATGACTTTCCCAGCGCCGATACCGCAGACAGAACATCCGATATCGAGCATTTCAAACGGATAGATTCTCTTAAAACCGGACATGATTCCGGTGCCGGTTGTAAGTGCGTCTAGCATCGCATCAAACACCGGATCGGCCTGCACCGGCTCGGCCTGCTCTTTGTCAACCTGCGGTAGATCATCTGTCAACCATTTGTCAACCCGTTCGGCCTGTTGCAGAAACCTGCCCCTTAGTTCATCCCTTTGCGCCAGCACGCAGGCGGGGCGGGTGCAAAAGTAGCTGCACGAATGGATGTCAGTCATTCTGTACCCCCCACTGCCCAGACCGCTGTTCCTCCGGTGCGCTCAAAGTCTTCCGTCTTGAGTCGTATGTACTGCTGCCCCGATACGCCCGCAGACTGGACATAACCCATAATTCCCCAAGATTTGACCTCGGTGACAGTAACCATGCAGGCGCCAAACATTTCTTTGTCTGGTCTGACTTGAACAATCTCGCCAACAATAATGTCGTCAGTCATATTGAATTTATCCAGTTCATCAGTGATTCATCAATTTCTGCTTGCAGTCGGCTATCCGCGTACTTAAATCCTGAGTCCGCGATTTTCTTGATTGTTTTGATGATCTCTTTATTGTCAGAGTGCAGAAGGATCGCCTTGACCACGACTGTCAATGCAATCTGTTGAGCGGGGCTCATTCTTTTCCTCTTTCTTCGATAGCTGCGGCGTAATCTTTAATTCCTTGCTGCATATGGTCGAGTAATTCCTGCTCGGTGTACGTTCGGCTTCCGCCAAAATTCATTGCGTGCAACCTGTGCTGAATTGCCAAACACGCATCACGCTCAATTTTAATGATGGCTCTAGCAAAGAGGACAGCAAAGTCAGGCTTTCCGCCCATCTCGCTTATCCCCTGAGCTTTTCCAGTCATGTGAACATAGACATTGTGAATTTCTTCGTCTGTCATCTGTCCTCCAACCATTTAGCAATGAAGCCAATAACAATTCCAACAGCAAGACAAATAAACATCTCTATCTTCACCGTCTGAAATACTTTCGTGTGTTCCATACACATTTCCGGCACGGTCATCTCTGCGCTCCAAAGGCTGCGATCAGCGCCGCGTCAGCAAAAGCCTGACCGGCACCCTTCTTGTTGAGGTCGTACCACCGTGGCCACAGTTGGATGGCCCTCGACCGCGCTGCGTCCTTGTCCGTCCCGATGAGCCCTGCGGCCTTCTTCCATGCCTGCGGGGTCACCGTGGTGTGCTCAAGTCCTGCTATGACGCCCATCACCACGCCGACACTATGGCCGAAGTTGAACATCGACACGGACCCGTTCCCCGGCATCGCATGGACACGCTCGACGAAGATGTGGTCGGGTCGATTCTGATACACGAAGTCCTGCAATGCACTTGCATTGACCCGCGTAGCGTTTCCCTCTTTCAAGGTCGGCATCCTGATCCACTCAACCGGCTCCATCTTTTCGAGGAGCACGATCGCACCTGAGGCACCCGGATCAATCCCGATCAGACGCATATGCCCCCTCCCAGTGCTCGCAGTCGCGTTCTTGGTACTCAGCCTCATCGAGAGCCCGCATCTCGTCCAGAAAGCGAACCTGAAGCTCTCTGAGTGCTTTGATGGCCAAGTCATCCGTTCCGTTGTACAGAACACTGATCAGATCGGCCTCTGTCGCCCGATCCATGATGTTGGTCAAAGCTTTCGATTGATTCCAAAGGATCCCCGGTTTGGGCTGTTTTGCCAGCCAGAACGCAAAATGATAGCTGTTCATTTGTTCCCTTTTAGTTCGAAATAGTCGCAACGCCTCAAGACCTGCCACGGTGCCGGAAGCGGTTTTTTCCGGTTGTCCAGCATTGCCGGGCAGGTCAAGTCTTTGTTCAGCTTCCTGCACTCGAAACACACCCGCCTGTCGTCGTCTTTGCTGAAGTCCCGCTCGGTCATTTGCTCCGCAAGGTCCTCCGCATCCGAAACCTTCATCCCACTCGTGAGGAATTTGTTGACGCGCTTCATGTACGTCACGATCTCCTCTTCTGACCACTCTCTCATTTTCTAACTCCTAATCAGATTTTGTCAAGCGTAATTATTGAGTTAATTTTGTCAATTTCCATCGACCCAGCCCAGCACACAATGTTGTAGTCATGGCCGTTCGGATCTACATCTGTCCACGACCGCACGTTGATCTGAACGCTCTTGCAGATCCACTCTTTTCCGTCTCGATCAAAGACCCGCCATTTATGATCGACGGAGCCCCTACCGGGCTGGCCGGCGGTCTGGTTATATCGGATGCGGTAGGATTTCATATGTTTCATATGACTTCTACCTCTGGCTGGACGGCCTCAGGGGCCGGCGCGACCGACAGGTTCATGTGGACGAATACAAGCGGTGCCTCGCCCATGTGCCGGGTAAAGCTGTGCGGGAGCCACGACGGGGTCAGAACAAGCATTCCGGGCTTGGGATTGAACACAAGTTGCTGACGGGCAAGGTGGTCGCCCTCCTTCAACGGAAGGCTTGTAATGACCTTGGCTGGCCTTGGATCGTAGATCACCATCGAGGATGACCACGCCGGCACGGCGGTGAAATAGAAGGCGCTGATCTGCGATCCGACACCGTGCGCGTGCTGATCCATCCCGGAGTATTGCGAGTGTTCCTGTGCCCACATCTCTTGGAAATAGGTCACGAGTTTGCTCATGTCGTGGCCCTGCGAGTCGAGAATATTCCACGCCGTCTGTGAGACGTACTGAGCAAACTCCTCGATCTCCGGCTCGGCAGAAAAGTCTGCAGTCATGGTGACGAACCGATCAATCTTTGATGACTTTTCCCTCAAGTACCTGTCGATGACGATACTGACCGGCATCAGAAATTCCGGCTTATCGACTGAGTACACGATCGTTGGAAACAGATACGTCTCTTGAAGTTGATCCATAACCCCCCCTGTGTAAATCAATAGTCTAACGGGAAATTAGACCAAAAAGTCAAAATTTTTTCGCCAGACATAACCTCTCCAAGAGCGGACCCCATCCTTGAGTCCCTCCCGCCCATCGAGGATCAAGAATCCGATCCCGACCAGCCCACCCTTGAGGTTGCGATTCGATCATCATACGGTTGTACCGCCCATGGTCCGTATGACTACCCTAGTCCCTCGCAAAGAGGCTAGGCGAAAACAAGGTAGCGTTGACCCTTGATCCGGCAAATCATGTGTTTTCTTCTCGGCAACCCACACAGGTCCGCTTTTAACGCAGAGAGTACGAGCCGGGTGTGAAAATGAAAAAAGCCGTTAAGTCAAACCCCGGTGGAAGAACGCCTCAACTTGTGGTTGAAACGCCACCCCATTCGGGGTCGGGATTTGGCTTAACGGCTTTCGACTTAGGCTTCCACGCCTAGCTGGGTAAATCATAACCGGCCGTCTCAGGCCGTGTCAACAAGAATCTGGCACCGATGTTTTACATCCACCGGCACGATGCTTCATCCGTGAAGGATTAGGAGTGTACCAGCTTCCGGCACTCGTGAATCTTCTGCATCACGCTCCACAGCCCTTTCTTCTCATGCAGATCGTTCGCATCCATCCCGACCTCATCAGCCATCGTCCACGGCAAACCAGTCGATTCTGCGGCCTTCTGGCCGGTCCCAGAGGCATCGTTGTCGGCGAACACAAACGCAGGCCGGCGGATCTGATCGGCGACCGCAACGAGGTTACTTGCTGAGAAACAGACAATCACCGTCGAATCAATCCCGGCGCTCTTTAGCGCATCTTGAACACTCAGACCTGTGGCGTACCCCTCGACAAGCCAGAACTCAGCCGCCAGCGGGTGCCCAAACCTGCAGACCGCATTTTTGGCCCTCATCCCCGCAAACATCTTCTTCTCATACTTCATCTCGACCGGATCCCAGTAGATCCGCTGGAAACCCTGCAAAACATTGGTCCTGCAGTTCCTCATGGGGATCAAAAGCTCTCCGTCAACAACCAGCCCGCGCTCGTTCAAGAATCCCTTGTACTGAAGGTAGGGGTGCTGTTCAAGCTTCGCGCCCTGCAGGATCCTCCAAGCGGCTTGGGCGACCTGCTCGTACTCCGCTTGCTGTGCAGAGGATCTTGAAGCCTGTCTGGCCCGCCATTGCTCCTTGTCTTGCTCAGTCCAAGGTTTCGCCTTGGGATCATTCCACCAGATGACCTTAGCTTCGCCAGACCAATCCATGACCCAGCCCCGCTCGCCATCGTAGAAGTACGCGCCGTTGTCCGACTTCGGCTTTGCGGTGGTCCCAGTCCGCTTGATCCGATCAGCAGGGTACAGCTTCGACGGATCGATCTCGACCCCGTGGTTCCGTGCAAATTGAATGAAGTCCATCAGAAGTACCCCAGCATATGAAGGCAAAACAACATCAGACAGAAGATGAAAAACTTACCGAAGATGACCGCGCCAATGATTGAAACAAGTAACTTAGCCATTTTGCTTCCCCTTTCTCCACGCTGTGTTCATTGACTGAATTTTGTTGAAGACGTTCTTCGTAATCTCGACGTTCGGAGCCTTCTCAAAGTCCCATTTCGACTTCTGTCCGGTGATATCGAGAAACAGATGCCACGCTCTACCCTTTGCGGTTTCCGGTTTTGAATGAAACCGGGCATAGGTCACGAGTTGGTGCCAGAGGTTTTCGGGGGAGTCGGCAAGCTTCTTTTTCCTTGAGCCTTCACCGATGAAGATCTCTTTCATCTCACCCGGAAGAACTTCAGTAAGCCTTTGGCTAATCTTCTCAAAACCGCAGGCCATGCATCGCTTATAAAAAGGCTTATATCCGCACGCGGGGCACCCCTTGTCTTCGAACTCCTCTTTCTCTCGGACCTGCTTATCTAACTTCTCACCGTCGTCAAGTTGCTGCAGGCCATTGAAGAAAATATCGTTGAAGTCCTCAAAAAACCGGATGATGTTTCCAGAGAAGTCGAGGAGGTAGCAGTCCTTCTTTCCCGGTGACGACCTGAGCCCACGGCCCCACATCTGGATCGCAGTAGACAAAGATTTCCGAAGAGGACGGGCATCACAGATGCACTCAACGTCGGGGACATCAAACCCCTTGGCCAGCGCCTCGACGGAGATGAGAACCTTCAGCGTCGAGTCAGGCTTACGGTACTCCTTAAGAATCTTCTCGCGCTCTTCTGCGGTGGTATCTGCGGTAAACACTGCAGCCATGATTCCGCTCGAAATAAACTCGCCGCAAAGCTCTTGGCAATGCTTGATGGTCGCTCCGAAGACGATTGTCTTGCGGCCTTCTCCATGCTGAATCCACTGCGTCACGACATCACCGATGATTGTCATGCCACGCTCTTCTGCGGCTTTGTCCGTCCATTCCCCCCCGGCGGTCTTCGCACCGGTCATATCAGGTTTCGAGCACGAAAAGATTCGCATCGGGACCAAGACTCCCGACTGGGTCAGTTCATGCATCGTCGTGGCATTGACGAGGTTAGAGAAGATTTTCCCTAGCCCAGTGGTGAACGGGGTTGCAGATAGACCGATCACCGTGGCCTTGGTCTGGCTGGCAAACTCGGTCCAAGCCTTGTATGTGGTGTGGCAGTTATGAACTAAGACGCCATTTGCAAAATATGATGGATGACCTGAGACCCGTAGGTTGTACACAATTTCATCGCATCCTTGTTCTTCAACCTCAACACTTTCCACCCAAGAGAACGCACCAAGCAGTCCTTCTTGTGGTCTTGCT